CCACTAGCCATTCTTGCCCCTTGTATTCCAGCACCTAGTAAAGCAAGAATAGTTTGTCTTCTTTGATTATTTCTTTGATCTGCTAATTGTGCCATATTTAATCTTGCTTGAGATTGATTTTGTAATCTAGCAATTTGATTATTTAAATTATCAATGACATTTGACCTTGCTTGGGATTGAGCTTGTTGACCTGCTCTATTAACGGCTGCAAAAATATTTTCATCTCTTCTTTCTGGATCAAAAAATTGTTGTCTTCCCAAAAGAGCTTGTCTTCTGTTTTCTTCTACTAAATCCCTTATATTTTGTAAATAACCTCTTCTAACCCCAGAAGCCTCTTGTTGTAATAGTGTTTGATACCTTGGATCATTAGGATTTGACAATAAATCAATTAATCCTTGAGCTTTACCTAAATCTTCACCAGCGCTTGCTTCTGCACCTGATTTTTTGTTTGAAAATAAAAAACCTAACATTATTGAACCCCCAAATCTGTTCCGTATATATTAAAACTAGAAATTAAATCTCTGCCTTTGGTATCATTAGTTTCAAAAGTAATTTTGAACTGTTTGCCCCGCCAAGGAAGAGGTAATTTTTGATTATAAGGAATTATTCCCCCAATTTGTGTTTGTCCCACGACTGCCTTTCCGACAACTCCTGCCCCTTGTGTTGTTGCAACAATAGAGCTTTGAGATGTTCTTGTAAAATCACCTACAACACTTATATTATAGGTTATATTTGCCCCAGTTTCAAAAGTAGGTCTAATATATTTGCCTTTTTTTAATGAAATGGAATTTTGAGGTTCTTGTAATGTTAACCAAGCTGTTTCTATTTTTGTTTGAATAGAATCACTATCATCATCAAAATTACTTTGATCGAATTTAAAAATCAAGCCATTATTTCCACATAAAATCAAAGTTCCTAAATTATCTACTAAAAAACCATTCATTTCAGCCATTTTACCAGTAAATTTACTAAACGAACCATTATTAGATAATTCCCCATTTAAATACATTGGAGTATAATTATAATTATATATTACCGAAGCTATTTTGCACAAAACCCAGTTCCTTCTAGGATAATGAACCAGTTGCAAAGCTAAATCATTTCCAATTTGTGTCTTAATGTTATTTTGTAATTCTGTTTTTATTGCCTCTGAAATATTGTTTGTTTCAACTGCTGCCGAATCGTAAGAAGATTTAAATGTTCTTAAACCATCAAAAGCTAAATATAACATATTAGAACCAATATTTACCAAGCCATATTTAGTAACACAACCTTGGGTAAAATTACCAACAGGAACAAGATCGGTAGCCTTTCCAGAAGTATCAACAATTGGATCTTGACCACTATCAACAAATACTTGACCTAATCCAGCTCCCACAAGATATTTTCCATAAGTAGATAATGTTTTTAATCCAACACCTTTACCATATCTAGAACCATAATCTATTGTAGAAGATTGTAAAGTTTTGGCTTCTGTTGTCATGTCTTGTGGATCTTGCGGGCCAGAAACTCTAACTTTTGAATTATCTCTTGCATCTATATAATAAGCTCTCCCATAATGAATATGCACCCAAGAAGCTATTGGCATTGCTTTTTTGTGAAATATTACTGTATCACCTGCAACTTGTGAGGCAACAGTAGTAACTACTAAATTTGCAGAAACAGATTGTATTTGGGTTAAAGCATTTCTTGTAGAATTATAAACATAATCACCATTTTTAATTTCAGTAGTAGAGAAATCTAGCCCAGAAACCGCAATTACATTTGAATTTGTGCCTGTTGTTGTTAATGCAACATTATCTTTTTGAACGGCATTAGGAACAATATTTAATTCTATACAATCCCAAATCTCGTATTTATCATTTATTTTATTGCTATTTGTAGCATATCCTATTCCAGTAGCTGCCGAACCAGTGGGGGAAATATCTAAATCTGTTGAACCAATACTAGTAATAATTGCTTGACTACCATTTGTTGCATCATAAACAATATCGTTAACTTGCACGAAAGTCTGACTGCTCCAATTAGTTATTTTAGAATCTGTTATTTTAGTTGAACTAGTCCCAGCTCCCAAAGTTCCTTTATTTATTATTGGTTGTAATTCTTTAAATGTTAAGCCGGCATCATCAGTATAAAAATTTCTATCTACACCATTAACAAAAATTAGTTTATCTTGCATCATACGACTTATTATTGTTGCAGATGAATCTTTGCCAGATAAAACTAAATCCCAATCATTAGTTGAGCTATTATATTTCCAAATTTTACCACCACCGCTTGCAAAATAAGTAGATATTCCTGTTGTATTTACATATTCGTGCAAGGCATCTAAATTTGGTTGTGATGAAATTTGATTGCCAAATTTTTTAATTCCTTGCCTTTTTTCTGCTTGTCCAAAAACATTAACAAAACGATTAGTAAAATTATTAGCATATTCAATCGGTTGATCGTTTTGTGAAAATTCTGTTCCTAATCCTCTATATGGCACATTATATTTAACATATTTCATATTCTAATTAGTAAAGTTATTATTTTCTACGATATTTGCCGTAACCTGGTCTAAAATAAGAATCTGATCCGCTATCTGCATGAAATCTATTATAAGCTTCTTTTAATTTATTTTGATAATCATTTAAATAACTTGCATATTGTTGAGTTGGAGTTCCCCCTGATTCTTCTAAGCATTTTTTAGCCATTAATCCTGCAACTAAAACCCTTGACGGATAAACTGGAACGGCAGAAGCATCATTTACAGTGTAAAGCCTAGGTTTTTTATAATATGTAATTTTAAATGTTTTATTATTTTCATTAGAGCTTGGTGTTGGAAAAACTCTAACTTTTGGATTTGCATTATCATCTACTCCTACAACCGCCCATTGTCTAGGTCTACTATATGATTTAATTCTATTAAGTCTTAAAATATCATCAAAAGTTGTTAACCACATTGGAGAAATATCAGTGTCAAAAACAATTTCGTGAATATTTTTAACAAGAGCACTTGATTCTATTGAATAATCAGAAACAGAAGAGGAAGCCGTAGCAATAACTTCTCTAATATTTTCTTTCCAATCTCCATAATCTGTAACTTCGTCAATAACATCATTAAGTATTTCAACCATTAACTCTGCCTCGCTGTCGTCGGTTAATGTTGAGGCACTTGTTAAAACAAATTTTTTTCTTGCTTCATTGACTATTCCTAAAATATTTTTTCTAATATCTGTTGATGCCATATTTACCTACTTGTTCTTGAAGTGTAATATTGTGCCGAAGTTATATGATAAACTGCCAAAGTAGTTCTGTCTGGTATATCATAAGCTACACCATTAGCTAATTGATTAAATTTAGATGCACTTGTTGGAAATACTCTTGCACTTGCAGAGGCATCATTTATAATATAAGTAATCATACCTGGGCGACATTTGCCTATAATTAAAGCCTCATTTGCTCCGCTTGTTGCGGTTTTAACAACATTGATTGATTCAAATAATTGTTTTGCGGCTGCCGTAGTAGTTCCAGTTGCAGCAACACTAGAATTTACTGATCTTTGTAATGCACTAACTACAATATTACCAGTAAAAGTTGCATCACCATCGCTATTTATAGTTAAACTAGCGGTTGGAGTTGTTGATGATTTTTTTGTAGTGTTAAAAATAATTCTTCCAGGAGAGGCGCTATCAGATATAGCTCCATTTGTATCAGCACCAATATTTATTGAACCAAATAATTTATAATTTGATCCAGCCCATCCAGCTCCATAAATAGTAAAAACATTTTGACCGCTCGTAATAGTTGAGTGAGATGTTGTGTCACTATTTGACCTTGCACCAACAATTAAAGGTTCAAAAGTTGTTGAATGTCTATGTAATATTGTTTGAGCATAATCTGTCCCTGCAATATCACTTACTTTAAAAGTAGAATTATAAGTTGTTCCTCCAATATTAATGCCAGTTCCTTCGCTTCCCATATTACCAACATATAAATCATTGGTATATATTTTTTCGCCATTAATATTGCCAGAAGCGGTAAAATCGCCACTAATATTTAATGAAATATCTAATGATTGTTTGCCAGTTGCAGAAATAGGCAAAAAACTATCAAAAATATCGCTATAATCTGATTGTTGAGGAATGTCATTATTTTCAAATAATGATTTTAAATAGGTAGGTGTTCTTATTGTCATGTGTTTTGGGGGTAAATAATAAAACTGCAACCAATAGACATATCGCCTACACCATTTGCTTCAAACAAATGATCGGCTGGTCCATCTCTTCTTGCTGTAACACTAGTATTACCAACAAAAACAGAAGAATAATTACAAATATGGCTTGATTGATAAACTGAATGGCTATATGGCAAAGGTTTAGGATCATTTAAACCTTTTACAAAGTCTTGAGGATGTTCTTTATCTGCATAAGATTTTCTAGTAAAAAAACCACGATAATCACGAACTAAATTTTTTGCATAGCAAATTTTACCAGATTCTTCATCTTGCATTAACCAAGTGCCAGCCTTCCATTTTCTTTGTCCGCTTCTATACATTTTATTTTTATATTATGCCAACAACAGTCGCAGCACCGCTAGCATTATACTTGACAGCTCTAATATGTGTTAATGGAGTTTCAATCATACAAGAAAAATTTATATCGGCTGCCGATGTAAAGGTTGTTACTGTTGCAGTTGCTTCAACATAACCATTTCTTGAACCATCACTATTAAATTGAGGAACAGATATTTTTCCTAAAATATGAATTCTAGAGTCTTTATCGGTTCTTCTACCAAATATTGAGCGGTTTTGAACTCCAGAATATCCATAAGATACAGGAGTCCAATCGCTAGTTGCTGTTGCTGTAATATTATTAATAAAAGTGTGAGACTTTAAAATTATATTATTACCCATAATTATAAGCTTCCGTCTTGTGTTATTATATAAGGAATATATATTGTTGCCCCGCCAGCTGTAGGATTAGCTCCAGAAACTGCAGAAACCGCAATAACAATATCACCTCCAACATTTCTAATATTAACTGCCGAAACATTCATAATAGTAGCTTGAACGGCATTCAAACCGCTTAACGTTGCATATTTATTAATATTTCCAGGCGAGCCAAAACCGATTCTTGTTCCAGCTGAAACCGCAAAAGCAGAAGACATAATAACAAAAGGAGGGCGAGATAATGAAGCATTTTGAGGTAATGCAGCAGATACCATTTTAGATCCACCAGTCACTTCAATTGCCTTTATTAATTCTACATCTCCTATGTTATTTTGAGTAGGAATGCCATTGTCAACTCCTACTCTAATACGACTTTGAAAGCCAGTAAAACCAGACATAAAATTCTTTTATTAAAATTATGCTCCAGGTGAACCATAAACTGCACGAGGATCGGAAGGAGTTCCTGTTGCAAAACGTTTAGTAATGATAATATTTAGATTTTGTGTTCTATCGTCAGAAAATTTATCAATTTCTGTTTCTCTTCTAACATAAGAGGTCAAATTACCTAAACTAATATCATTAACTAAAAACCAAGCATCTTGATCAGTCAAGAAATTGGTTGTAATAAGCTCTAGTTTCATATTAGACAAGACATTAATGTCATTGTTATTTGAACCAGTTGCATATTTAGTTTCTAAAATTTTTGTTGCAATGAAATATAAACTTCTTGGCACTATTAGTTGTTTAGGAGTTATATTTAATCTTTTACCTTGATCATCTCTAAAATCCATAATATCAATTATAGCATTTTCTAAAGATGTTTGAGTAAGATCAGATGCAACGGCTGGAGTATTTGAAAAAGTACCGCCAGCTACAAGAGGATGAGAAGCATTACATAAAGAAACGCCATCGGCACCAGTATAATTTGTATTAAAAGCATTATTTAAAACATTGGTGTGCACTATTTCTTCTTGATGAATCATAGAGCGAGCTGCCATTGCAGGAATTTTTTTAATAATGTTATATTGGTCATCTTCTACCATTTCTCGAGTAATAGTAATCCCTAAACCATAAGTGTCATGAATATATTCTTTTTGATAACCTTGAAAAATATCAGTAAAAGATATTTCATCGCCTTGTTCTTTTATTGCAGCGGTAGGCAATGAAGTTATACCTTGCTCTTTTTCAAAAGCTTTATCAGATTTTTTAATCTCAAAAAACTTTTTATACATTACTTCGTGTTCTTTATACTCGTGACCGAAGATTTTAGCAATGCCAGGATATAATAACTCTGCTAATTTTGATGTTGCTATAGTCATATTTTCTTATAAATGTTAATAATTATGAAAGTAAAGGATTAGCCAATTTAACTACTACTCCACCATCAGCAGGAATATCTCTATTTCTGCCATATTGTGCTATTTCAAAGTCTGAAACTGAAACAATTTGAAAAGTTCTACTAGAAGTATTGGCAGCAGTCGCAGAAGCGGCTTTAATACCAAAACCACTTTGCCCAGTTTTTTGATTTGGAGCACCAGCGGTAACAGTAACAAACTTTCCAACTAAGCCACCAGAAGCAGAAGTATCTATTGCAGCAAGATATCTAACTCTTGGATCAGTTATTACTTCAACAAAACCAGCTTGTCCAGAAGTTAAAAAAGGTCCATTAGTAGGTTGTGAGTGAGTTAAAGGTCTTTTTTGTCCCCCTACATCTTTATAAGAAGCTATTACAACACCTAATAAAGTTGCGGACGAAGCCGTAACTCTTTCAGCCAATCCAGTATTACCTTCAAGCTTTACAGGATCGTTATTATAATAAGCATTATTTGCAGTAGCAACAACTTTAAAAGTTTTTGTTGCATAAGGAGCACCTTGAGATTCTATTGGAATAAAACCATTTCTATAAGTTGTCATTTTTTGCTTAAATTTTAATTATTAATCAATAATAAAATTTCCTTCGGCATCTAAAGAGTGAACATTTCTAGCATTTCTAGGATTACCTTGCGAGATAAGTTTTTTAACTTCTGATTTATCTAGAATTGAATTAGTTCTATCAAGAGTTTCATATTCATAATAAGCCTTTCTTTCTTCTGCCATTTTTTCAGGCAAAATCATAGCAACTAATTCATTTCGTTTTAATACACTTGAAGTTAAGCCATTAGAATCCGTTGTTCTATGTTCGTAATCTTTAACATTTGCCTCAGAAAATTTATTTGTATCAAGTATTTCCCAACCCTCAAGTTTTTTTCTAACAATATTTTCAGGTGTATCATGACACCATCTAACGACATAACCTTTTGGAGCATTAATAGTTCCAGTCCTGCTTGCTGGTTTCCAACTTACAGGCTTCCTAACAGGAGCATTAGGATTTTGTTTTTTTACAATTCGTCTTGTCATATGATAATATTATTAAAGTTTATCTATTGAGATGGGTCCACTATTACTAAACTTTCGCATTCTAGCATAATCTTTTTCAGAAACACCTAGTTTTGAAGCATAAGATTTTTCTAGATCACTTAATTTAATTGTTTGTTCCGATCCTGCACCTAGAATAGTATTACTTGATAATACTGGAGCGTGCCTAAGAGGGTTATTTGAGTTGCCTTTGTTTTTTCCTATACCCATCATTTTATCAACTTCGCTAATAACGGAGTTAATTGATGGTCTTTGATTTTTTCTTATATATTTATTAGAAATTGCTGCCATAATATCAACCACATTGTAAAATTCTGGATGATCTGGTTGTAGCCAAGGTCTAAGCAATTGTCCGTTTTCATCTTTTTCATCAACTAATTTATTTGCCTCAACAACATCATTTGGATCATTATAAACAACTTGTTTGGCTGGTTGTCTTATTTGATTAGTTTGTTGTTGTGCTTTATTTAAAAGTTCATTTAATTTTAAATCAGTTTTAAAGTCAAGTATTTTTTCATTTATTTCTAAAGCTTTGTCATATTCAAAATTATTAATAGCCTCTTGATATTCATTGCGAAGTTTAGTAAGAGTTTTGTCAGTATCTTCTTGAATATATCTATTTTGCAATTCTTTTAATTGACTTTGCAAATTATTTTCTCTTTGCTCAAAACTTTCAGTTAATCTAAGCAACTCATCTTTTAATAATGAATTTGTTTCTTCTGTTGTTTTGGTCTTTTTATAAAGTTCATTAATTCTTTGTTGCACTTCTGGATTATCAGTTTCAACAAATTTTTCTTTTTTATCAGGAAGTTTTAAAGTTTCTTTTTTATCAAATTCTTTTAAATTATCAACATTTTCTTGATAATCATTATCATCTATGTTTTCTTGTGAAACATTATTTTTAATAGATGCAATTGCATTATCTAATAATGCTTCAGGATTAGATTCTGTGTTATTATCTACTCCGTTAATTGTTAATTCATTTTCGTTCATATTTTATGATTTAAGTTATACATATAATTCGCCTAAAATGTCCTCATCAGAACATAAATAATATTCTTCTTCAACATTAGGAATTTTAATCCAATCACCAGCAAAACGGCTAAACATAACCTTTTTGCCTTTAAGTTTTTGCACTGGTTGGTCGCATTCTGTCCCGACATCTAAAACAACTCCAATTGTAGGGGCATTGATTTTAGGGTCTTTGACATGTAATATAATTCCACCTTTACTTTTTTGATCTGCAATATCTCTTTTTATCAAAACACGATTAAAAATAGGTCGCAAAGGATAAGGGTATTTTTCAGTCATATTATTATGATTTTAAGTTAAAAATTAATTTCTAATTATTATTAGAAACCTCTCAAGGCATCTATTAAAGATTGCCCT